AACTGCTCGCGCTCTAGGTGATCGGTCGGGATTCTCATGACTTGTCAACCTGCAGGTTGTCTTGGTCGGGAATGTAACTTGCAGCGCGTGGCCCCGTCAAATTGCCTGCTTGCTTGGGATGGATGCCAACTTGTTCACCGGCAACCGACTTGAACTGGCCACCCAGCACCGAGTTCATGGAAATACTGCCGCCCCCGCCCCAAATCACTGAGTCACCAGGTCGCTGCTCGCGCTGTTGCTGCTGAGCCATGATCTCGCCTGCCTCTTCAAACTGCTTGTCGGTCAGTTTGTTGTTGCGCTTGAGGTATCCGGTCTGATGCTCGCCCTCGCGGGTGCTCTTGATGTCGGTCATCCCAAAATCTTGGGCCAGACCTTCCAGATTCTTGTCTGTTGCCTTGGTTTTGTCGCTCTTGAGGCTCACAGGTTGCAAAAACACCCGTGAAATCTCACCTTTGCAGAGCTTCATGGGGCATTTTGCCTCCCAAGCCTCAAAGATTCCGTGTTCGGAGCAGAAGTAGTCGTGCAGGACAGCCATAAGTTACCCTCTTAGTGCTTCATCTAGGTCAGGTTGTTGATAGTCGTGGCGGTTGACCATGCCGACACGGACTTTGATGCCTTGCGGCGTCAGTTCTAGCTTGGTGGAGGGCATCAGAGGGGGCTTGGCCTCACGCCGGTAGTCCACGAAGCGGGTCTGGTCACGGTTTTGCATGATTCGCACCCGTCCGCGCAGCCATTCGTTGTAGCCTTTGCTCACTCTGATCTGCACCATCTCGCTCATAGGCGCTTTCTTGTACAGAAACACGTCTTTGAAGGTCTGAGTGCCTATGCCGCACAGCTCGCAGAACAGTTTTATGCTGATTCCACGCTCTTTATCGGCGTGAAAACGCTCCATAAGCCTGAAAAGCTCACTTTTTGGCCATATTTTGGTCATTTTTGACCCCAAAAGTAGAGGTCTTTAGACCCCTCATTTACGCTGAATTCATGCTTCAAAAACAGCTTTTTGAGGTCAAAACTGGCCTCAAAGTCCTCTTTTGTGAGGTTTTTGTAGTAATCGTTGGTGAATGGAGCGTCATGTGGGTTGCTTTTGGTCGTCCCGTGCTCGGGTCTACCCGTTGTGGCGCAGGAAAAGATGACCAAACCGTTGTCTTTGACCATCTCGACCATCTTGAGGAAGGTCTTTTGCCAGTTCTTGTCGTGCTCGAAGCACTCGCAGGAGATGGCTACATCGAACTTGTCGGCAAAAGGCAGTTCGTGCCCTGCACACACGATGTCTACGCCGGGGCCAGGGCCGAGATCACACCCGATGTACAGGCTTGGCTCGTAGAAGAACTGCCGCACAGAGCCGTTGATGTCCAGTGAGCCTACTTCCACCACCTTGGTGTGCCGGAAGTGCCAGGGGAAGGTACGGGTAAGGCTTGCGACAAAGCGCATTTGCTCAGGATGGCTCATAACACTCCAGCACATAGTCCTTGGTCTGCAACCAGTCCAAAAACTCCATCTCTCGATAGTAATTGCTCACTTCCGAGAGTGGTGCCTTGATCTTGATGTAGTTGTAGGAGGTGAGTTTGCGGGTAGGAGCGTGGTGTCCTACCAGCTTTGAGAAGTCGATGTCGTCGTGGAAGCCTGGGCCTGCGTATTCCATGCTGAAGTTCTTGGCCACCTCTATGGGTGCGAACTTGATGCCGTGACGCTCCAGCTCTGGGCGCAGCCAGGTGCACAGCTGCACGTCTTCGTTGCAGAACGGTTCTACGTCAAAGTGCTTCCAGATGATGCCGCTCTTGGATAGCTGGCGCAGCAGCTTGCGGGAGCGCAAGGAGAAGCCGCCATTCTGGACAACGAGTGCTTCAGGTTGGCCAATCCAGGTGAAGTGGGTGTAGTAGTTGTTGCCGACCATCGCTGCGTGGGCAGGTGCACCCACATAGTCGTACTGGTAGTAGTCCTCGGTGAAGTTCTCACCGTTGAGCACCCACCCGTCGTCCTGCACGATGAGGCAAAACTCGGTCTTGATGTAGGTGTGCAGGCAGTACATCACGAAAAGGCTGTACTGCTTGTAGGTCATCTTGTGGCACTTCTTGTGCCGGATGTGCTTAGGAAGGTTGCGTGGCCTGCGAGGCGAGATCAGCAAGCCTTGAGCACCAGGAAGTTCTAGCAGCGAACGCTCCAGAGATGGAACCGCGCTCTCCCCGCTGTTGTGGCCGTAGATGGCCACGACTGTGAGTTTGTCATGCACTGCCGTACATCCCGATCTTCTTGAGGTAGTCGGCCACATTGCGCCCTATCTGGGCTTCCTGCACCGTCATGTTGTCTTGGGCTTGGGAGATGTTGCGGGTGATCTTGGCGGCTATCAGCCTGGGCTGCACCTGCTCTGCAAACGCAACCGCTGCCAGCGCAGAGGCAATCACCCGGTCATCCTTGGCCCTGCCTGGAGCGTGGATGGTGCCGTTTTCCCGCACGATACCCTTCATCTCCTCCAGGGTGTCCATGCTCTTGATCTCCATCATCCCGCGCTCGAAGTAATCCTTCATGTAATTGAGCATCCGCTCCTTACTGGCGTGGGTGGTGACGTAGCCTATGGAGTTGGAGATGCCGCCCAGCGCATCGTTACGCCGCCAGATGTAGTTGGTCATGCTGCCAAGCACGTCCAGCAGACCACGGCCTGTGGCGTTGTTCATACTCACGGCCATCCTCTTGAGATTCCTGATCTCGTTGATGACCGCTTGCCCAGGCCCGTTGACTTCCAAGTTCAGCGTGGAGTTCTTGTAGGCACCTGCCAAGTGAGCAATGACCCAGGCGAACTGGTAGGTATTGAGTTCAGAGGTAGCGAACTCGGCCACCTGCTCCATCCCGTCTGCGTAGCAACGGAAGACCTGGATGCAGAAACGGTCTGCCCAGTCAGAACTGCCGTAAGCCGGGTCTGCCCCGATGACGTAGTAGGCGTTGTCTATAGGCTCTTCGTAAATCTTGAGAACGCCCAAGCGCTCCGTGCTCTTGAGCACCTCCGTGTCCTGAAAGAGAGACCCGAAGGCATAGCGGTAATGGTCAGGCACAAGCAGCTTGGAAGCCTTGGCTGCTTCTGTACACCGGGAGGTGGAGAAGAATGAGGTGCCTGTCATCACGAAGGCGTAGTCCTCTGTGGGCGGGAACTCCTGGTACATGAGTGCCTCGTCCTTGATGCCCTCGTGCATCTTCCAACGCCACCAGGCCATCTGCCGGGAGTTGATCTCAAAGCCGTAGAGGCGTTTTATATCCCGGTGCCACTCTTTCTCTTCCGGCGTCAGCTTGCCGTCCCAGTACACCTTGTAGATGTTGCTAGCAGGGTCAACGCTGTAGAACTCGTTACGCCACCAGCCGCAGAAGATCGCACGCTGGGTCTTGGCCCTCTGAGCGGTCTTGTACATATCGTGGAACATATTGAACCCACGGGCTGTGGACTCAAACAAGTACAGCCGGTCAGGATTGTTCTCGGCTAAGGAAGCCAACAGTGACGCCAGACCCTCCTCGTCACCCCAGGAACTTGTCTCTGTGCCGTGAAGGTAGGTTATGGCCTTGCCACGGCCCAGTGAGCCTTTAGCGCGTAGCCCCGCCACTTGGTAGAACAGGCGGCTTCTGTTCTTGAGGGACAACTGATTACGGTTGTGCCCCACTGCCGGAATCTTGAACTCCTTGGGCAACCCGTCCATGTACATGGCCAGAGTCATCCTGAACATATCCCGGTTCTCTTCCGTATCCGTCGTGAGCGTGCCCTGCAAACCCGGATGAGTAAAGTGCCAGTACAAGTCCAAGGCTAGGGAAATGGTCGTAATCCCCAACTGCCGACCCTTCAAGATCACAAAGAAATGCACATCCTCAGCCAATCCTTTTGCAATCTCATCCATCACATATGTCTGAGTGCCCAGAAGATGATCCATCTTCCGCAAACCCTGCTCCTTGGTCTCAATCTTGAGTTCAGAGCAAAAGCTGTAGAACTTGGCTAAATCAAATTTCATTAAGGCTTTTCCAATACCCAATCCGCTATTGCCAGCGCCACCCTCCTGTTACGGGCAACCCTCAACAACTCTTCCCACACGATGGGCGGGTAATCCCGTTTCCACCTATTCACCAACTTAATCTTCTGCGCCTTCCTAATGCACAGTAGCGCAGCCCTGGTTTCCCGCTGCAGCCGCACCCGAGATTCGTAAAGCTGCATCTGAATATCCCGATATGTATCCGTCCCGGGCTGCATCCTCAATCCTGTCCATCAACTGCCTGACCAGCATAGAGGCCATAAACAACCGAGCATCCATCACCTCCAGCTCAGCCCTCAACTCATCCTCTTCCATCCACAACCTGTCAGCGTTCATTCCCGCCTCCTATTCCACCCTCCATACCCTCAGCATCTCACCCTCACTCCTGGCCACAAACTTCTGACCCAACCGCTTCCCAGCCCTGTAATTCGCATTCAACACCTTGGCCCTGTGCTCCACAGGCACCACAAACGAGTCCCCCACATCCATCTCCCCATACGGGTACGCAAACACCACACGAGGCTTGGGAAGATCAACACCCTTGCTGACCTCTATCGCAGTTATCGTCATCTCTAACCCTCTACAAGTAACCACATCATACGAACAAAAAAAGGGCTACGCAAGGTAGCCCCAATCGAAGGAGAGATGCCAACTGCTGTTGGCCAAGTGACTCTACACCAAAACTAGTGAAAATTTTTCCGGGGAAGAGATGTTGGGGTCACGCCAAACCCGACCCTCCGACCCATCTGCCTGGCCTGTCTTTGTGTTGCGTGTGCGCAGCGCAGGGATGGTGCCCAGTCCCAAGCCCATGCCGTGCCTGCTCATGCACGTGCCCAGCTCCCCGCATGGGGTTGGAACGCGCTCAGGCCCCAGTCCCCAACTTTGTTCGCACAGCGAACGGTAAGTGAGAATCATTCTCACTCCCATTCAATCCGTGCAGTCTCTTGAGTACATAAAGGGAACATACTCAAGACACTTATTGTACAGAGTCTTACGTATAGTGTACTAAAGCGCAGGGCCTTTACACAAACACGTTGACAGACTCGCAGTACTCATCTTATCATCATCTCACCTTATCACTTGATAGGGCAACTAGATGGAGTCTGTGACTATGAACAAGAGTGAAATCCGCGAAGTCGCAAAGCTGGTGCTGCTGCACAAGCATGGCCTCACCCAGTCTGTTGCGCTGGGCCTGTCTGCACTCATCAGAGCTGCCAGGACAAACAAGAGCCGCTCTGCTCTGCTGGAATACGCAGAGCTGCTGGGTGTTAAGTCTCACCCCTCATTCATCATCTAACATCAACCAGGTCAGGTGCTGAGTGCACCTGGCCTATCTGCGGAGTCCGTGACCATGTATCAAGTACACCTTACCCCTGTCAGCTCAAACGCTAAGACTGGGCCTATCCCTGTATCTACCACGTCAAAAGCTACCTGTCCCGTGGACTGCGCCATGCGTGCAGGATGCTATGCCGACAGTGGGCCGCTGGCGCTGCACTGGAATGCTGTCAGCTCAGGACAGCGTGGGACAGACTGGGCAAGCTTTTGCGACTCTATATCTCAGCTGCAGGATGCACAGCTGTGGAGACACAATCAAGCTGGTGATTTACCCGGCGACGGGCACACGGTTGACGCAAATGCGCTGGGTTTTCTAGTCCGGGCTAACCTGGGCAAGCGCGGATTTACCTACACACACTACCGGGATGCTGCATCCCTGCGCTGGATCAAGCACGCAAATGCATGGGGGTTTACCGTCAACCTGTCCGGGAATTCCCTGCAGGATGCGGATGACCTGGCAGACACTGGCGCTGGGCCTGTCGTGTGTGTGCTACCCAGTACACAGACAGAAAACACGGTTACACCTAAGGGGCGCCGGGTAGTCGTGTGCCCTGCTACACAGCGGGATAACGTGAGCTGCGCTACCTGTCAGCTCTGCCAACGCCAACGCGACACTATCGTTGGCTTTCCTGCACACGGAACCCGTAAGCGTGTGATTGATATCAAGCTCGCAGCATAAAGGGGAAAAACATGGGACAAAAGACACAAAGCGCGCCCATGCTGGCGCGTTACCGTGGGCGCTGCGCTGTCACTGGACAGCAAATCTATCCCGGCGACACTATCCGCGTGCTGGGATTCAGGCGGGTGGAGCTGGTGACAGCTGCAGGGCGTCCGCTGTCTGACGTCATCCGCACGTCCGGTGGTGTGTTCTATCGTAACCGTGGGGGGCTCTGTGAGGACGCGCCCTGCTGCGGATGCTGCACCATATGACCGACAACCCCCCACCAGTCTGGCCCTTCCCCACATGGAAGGGTCAACCTTACAAACCCCCGCAGCGGGTGCCCTTCGATCCCTCGAAAGCCCCTGCTGCGCCTTTTCTGGAGTCCGTGACATGAAAACTACACTCAAAGCCCTGGAAACAAGCCTGTATTGGCAACAGGTAGTCCTGAAGCAAAGCCGTGACCCTGCACAAAAGGCTAGGTGCCAAGCGGCCATTGAGCGCCTGCAAGCTCAAATTGCTCAAGCCATCAAAACCGCCTAGGAACCGCTATGCCACGTTTTCGCTACCAACCCCTTGCCGAGCGCCTGGAACAGCGTAGGAAGGCCTGTATGGACTTCCTAGCGGCATTCCTGCTCGCCATGTCCATCTTTTTACCCTTCTGCCTGTTCTATTTTGGAGTTTGGCAATGAACAAACACACACCTGGCCCGTGGATGCTGTGTAACAACATCCATTACGGGTGGAAGACCAACCCTTTTTCCGTATGCGTGAGCAAAAAGGGTGTGCACGGCACTGCGGTGGCGAATATCCCCGCACGGCAGACCATCAGCAGGGAGGAGGCCCAAGCAAACGCTAGGCTGATCTCAGCTGCCCCAGACCTGCTGGACTGTCTGCTGACGATGCCCCAGAGCATCGGGTATTCAGACCAGGACTACTGGGACTGGATAGATAAGGTCAACCTTGCCCTGAAAAAAGCACTTGGGGAGGATTGGCAATGACATGCGATACCGTGACTATCACATGCGAGCATTGGAACGACTTATTAAAGGATCGGCAGGTGGCAGGCCACGCAAAGCGGCTTGCTCTTGAGCTGGAGTGCCTGCTGCTGTCCACCCGCGATACCGCCGCGCAAGCCCGGTGGTGGGAATCGGCTCATGAAGCCCTGGATCAATACCGCGCAGCTTTGGACGAGCTGTATCCCCAGCCCTATGTTAGCCCCTTTGGAAAGGATTAAGGCCATGAAAAACGGACAAGCCCGAGCATTGGAAAAGGAATACAACGAAATTGTGGAGAAAGGCCGCAAGCTGTGGGAGGAGATTCAACCAATGGCTGATAGGTGCAATGCGATCCTCGAGGAACTAAGGGACGCAAAAGTCCCGTTCGATGAAATCGCTTTGATCTTTGGTGGCGAGCTTGAGGTGGAAACAGCTGGCCCCGACGACAAAGAGGTGTGGGGATGAAACGCGAACGTACGCACCAGGAGCTTATCGACCTGGAGTGGAGGCCCCAGCGCATCTACCGCTCACGCCTGGAGGCATGGCCTACCCACTACCCTGACTGGTGGGAAGGCCCCCCACGCCATCATCAGACAAGGTGGCTCTGGAAAGCCACATTGGTAGCAGGGGGGCTTGCGCTCATCCTGCTGCTGGTCTAATATCTGCCCCGTCGAAGTCGCACTCGGCATGGAACCCCTAAGAATCTGCATCAGGGCCTCCGCACTTGTCGGAGGGTGCGACCCCAGGTGCAGAGCCTTAGGGGTTTTTTGTTGTGCGCTAGACCGGGGCCATCATCCAGCCCTGCCTGCCGTTGACGCGACGAATGGCGATAAACGTGGTGAGTCTGGCTTGTGTCTCCTGGGTGAGCATCCCTCGGGGCAGAGAAAACCAGAGCGGGGTGTCTGAGCTGTGCGAAAGGCCCCCGTTAACCTAGATAAACGAGAGCGTCCTTGTCCTGTGGACAAGTTATCCACAGGCGACTGTTCGGATGCCTGTGCTATGTCTGAAAAGAAATAAGCACAGGTAATGCAAGTCGATCGCGGCCTGGTCGCTTGGGGCTAGGCCGCTCGACCTAACATGAAAGGCCCCAGAAGTGATTAAAACCCTAGATGAAAGACTAGATGAACTCAGAAAGCAGTACGAAAACACGCGAGAGCGAGAGTTCTACTTTCGTTTTCTGGAAGCACAGAGGCTACGAGAGGTCTTTGTGCATGAGCAGATCAGACGCGAACAAGGTGCTAAACGCAGCACGCGAGGGTCAGAGGATTGACCCCATCACCATCACAGCAGCACTCTGGATCACTGGTGATGTGGACACTACCCAAGTTTGAATGGCCCCAGCAGAAGCAAAAGTGCCTGACCTGCACGCACTACCAATCCTTCGTAGATCACCGCTACAGCGGTGCGTGTACGGTGATGCTGTGCAAGATAGGCACCTTCAAGGGCTTCCGAGGGATAGGGACTTGCATAGACGAGAGGACTCGCGGCAAGTGTGGCAAAGACGCAAAACTGTGGGAGGCGAAGATGCTTGACACTTAGCACCTAATCACATAACCTTGTAATTCCTAACCCACTAGATGAGAGGTTCTCATGAAGCTGTGCTCAGACTGCCGACACTTTCGGCCCTTCACCCACACGCAGGAAGATGGTTCCTGCACCCTCCCCACCCTGATCTGGATACACCCGGTCAGCGGCCAGAAACGATTCCCCCTTGCTTTCACACAGCGTATGAGTCACGCAGCAGATGCGTGTGGACTCAGCGCCCAGTTCTGGGACTACAACCCTGGCTCACCTCCTGAGCCTGACGAGCAGGAGGATGTGCTGTGACCCGCGACGACATCATTGCGATGGCTCAAGAGTCAGTCATTGCCTGCCCTAACGAGAACCCTTTTGACTTCAGGCTGATAACCCTAGAGCAGATAGAGCACTTCGCTGCTCTTGTTGCCGCTGCCGAGCGTGAGGCGTGTGCGAAGGTGTGCGAAAGATTAGCCGACATGGTAAGCAATAACAATTGGGTAGCGATTGAAAACAGAAAGCTATGCGCTACTGAAATTAGAAAAGGAGAAATGAAATGAGTGACTTTGCACCAGAGGTGCGTAACTCTGCATGGTGGGCTTCTGACACCAGGCGTGCAGCATCAGGCCACGCTAACGAGGTCATCCTCATAAAGCAAGGCAAGCTCCCACCACCTGACCTCAGCAACGTAGAAGCTGTGCAGATGGGCCACGTTATGGAGCCAGTGATAGGGCGTCTGGCTCAGAACAAGCTCAAGGTGGAACTCAACAAGATTGAGGAGTTCCGCACACATCCCAAGCATGACTGGTTCCGCTCTCACTTCGACTTCGCAGGCACAGAAAATGGTGAGCCGATTCTTGTGGAAGCTAAGAACTACAACGCTGCAGTTCGCAATAAGTTTGACGAAAGCGGAATCATGCCTGCTGCTGATGCTGCTCAACTCGTCCACGAAGCAGCCGTACTGGGTATCCGCAAGATATATCTGGCTGTGCTATTTGGTGGTCAAGAGTTTGTCCTCATTCCTAAGCTGGTGGAGGATGCCGAGAAGGACGAACTGATCCAGAAGATGGCAGTTCTCTGGGGCCATGTACAGACAGGTACACAGGCTGACCCTCAGTCCACAGAAGAACTAAAAGCCATGTTCCCGGTGTCAGAGTCCATGACCCGTGTAGCCAACAAGGCTATAGAGGAATGGTGCAACGAACTGACCTATATCAAGGCTGAACTCAAGCGCCTGGAAACACAGGAAGAAACCATCAAGACGCATCTACAGAAGTACATGGGTACACACGATAGCTTGTCTACCTTTGACGGCAAGGTGCTGGCCACCTGGAAGTCTGCCAAGCCGTCTATCAAGTTCAACGCAGAGCTGTTCAAGTCGTCCATGCCGGACATCTATAAACAGTTCGAGGTTGAAGTCCCCGGAAGCAGACGCTTCCTAATCAAGTGAGTGAGGTTCACAACATGAGCAATATCGTTCCAGTCGCAGACATAGAGCGCATGGCCACAGCAGTAGCCAAGAGCGGTCTGTTCGGCATCAAGACACCTGAGCAAGGCGTGGCTCTCATGCTTATCGCACAGGCTGAGGGTATGCACCCGGCTATCGCAGCACGGGATTACCACGTCATCCAGGGCAGGCCGGCCCTCAAGGCCGATGCCATGCTCGCCAGGTTCCAGTCCTCGGGCGGGAAGGTGGTGTGGAAGGTCTACGAGGATGCGGAAGTCACAGGCGAGTTCTCACACCCGCAAGGTGGCACTGTCACCATCACCTGGACATTCGCACAAGCCACCAAGATCGGACTCACAGGCAAGGACAACTGGCGCAACTATCCCCGCGCTATGTTGCGTGCACGGGTGATCTCAGAAGGTATCCGCACCGTCTACCCAGGCTGTGTCGTGGGTGTCTACACACCTGAGGAGGTGGAGGACTTCAAGGATGACCCCTCGTCCAAAGCATCCAAAGTGTCCAAACCGCCCAGTGTGAAAGACATGGGCATGGTAGAGGTTGTGGAAAGCGGCAAGGTCACGGTCACGATAGAAGACCCGCTGCCTCCTGACAACTCTGTGCCGCTGTTCATCCCTGGCCAGGAAGAACCTTACTCTCACTTTGCAGATGAGGCTGACTGGATAGAAGGATACGCAGACATGATCGGGCGTATCTCCAACTCTGCCAAGTTCACAGAAGAGCAGAAGAAGGTCAAGTTGGAAGACTTGAAGATCGTCAACGGAGATCAGCTCAAGAAGATGAACTCCACTTCACTGGTCAGGCTGCGCTCTGCCATCGCAAAAGTAGGAGGATTCATCGACCCAAAGTCCCACTCAGTCCTGCCTCAACAAGAGGAACCCAGCGAAACCTCATCCTGAACCATCTGCTGCAAGGCAACACACTCACCGCTGTGGAAGCACTGGACAAGTTCTCGTGCTTCCGTCTTGCAGCCAGGATAGAAGAGTTCCGCAAGGCAGGACACAACATCGTTACCGAAACCATCAACAGCAACGGCAAGGAATTTGCCCGTTACCACCTGATAAAAGGAAAGTCTTATGAACAGCAACTATGAAGATCGTGCAGGCCGTGGCGTCATGTACTACGAAGAAGAGCGCAAGTCTGACAAGCACCCGGAATACAAGGGCTACGTCATGCTTGAGATGGACTACAAGGCCGGAGACAAGCTCAAGCTCTCTGCCTGGATTCGCAAGACCAGCAAGGGCTACAACCTGATCTCTCTCAACGAAGATACCTGGGCACGCAAGAAGCGTGAGGAAGCAGCATCTGCTGGGCCTCGTGAAGTTGAGCCTAAGTACCGTCGTGGTCGTGATGAGGACATCCCTTTTAATTAGAACGGGCCTATAATGGTCAGACCTTAGCACAGGGGTCTGACATGGTTCGTTCTAAAGAGTGTTTCAAGTGCAAGACCGTCAAGCCATTGGCAGAGTTTTACAAGCACTCTGCTATGGGTGACGGTCATCTCAACAAGTGCAAAGAATGCACCAAGAAAGATGTAGGAGCACATCGTGCCAACAATATTGATCGAATCCGAGCTTACGACAGGCAAAGAGCCAACAGACCAGAGCGAAGAGCATCAAACCTCGCCATCACCAATGCTTGGAGGGCGGAGGATCGACGCAGAGGCCGAGCTCATTGTCAGGTCGCTAGAGCAATTACAAAAGGTATTCTCGTTAGAGCCCCATGTGAGAGATGCGGCAATCCAAAAAGCGTTGCACACCACGAAGACTATGACTTCCCTCTTGCAGTTACTTGGCTCTGTCAACCCTGCCACAAGCAACGACACAAAGAACTGAAAGAAGAGTTCTGATGGCTTCTAGTCTGTCACCTACACAGCGCAGCCTTGCTTACCTTCGTGAGCAGGGCTACAGAGTCGCTATCGTCGAGCACTGGAACCCTCATGCCCGTATCCGGCAGGACTTGTGGGGATGGTGTGACCTCCTAGCTATACGCAAGAATGAGGTTCTGGCTGTGCAGGTGACAGCTTCCGGTGTGGCTGCGCGTATCAAAAAGATACAGGAGTCCGACACCATAGAGATGGTCAGAGACGCAGGCATCAGAGTAGAAGTTCATGGACATCGGAAGAACTCTAAGGGAAAATATGTCATGCGTATTGTTGACATCTCCTAGGAGGAATCATGAGATGGGCCGATGTTTCATGGGCTACGAACTACGAGGTATCCGAACTTGGATTGGTCAGAAGGAAGCAGCACATAGGGCAGCATTCATGCTACGGCGATAGACACTTTGCTGAAAGACCACTAAAGCCAATAAAAAACACTGATGGGTATGTCAGAGTCAAGCTCAAGAAGCGATTGGTTTTTGTTCATCTTTTGGTTTTAGAAGCGTTTGTTGGGCCGAAGCCAGAGGGTATGCAGTGCTGCCATAACAACGGTGTACGAGATGACAACCGGCTAATCAACCTTCGGTGGGATACGCCAAAGAACAACGTCCATGACAGGCGGTTTCATGGCACCTATCAATACGATGAGCGCAACCCAAACTGGAAGCACGGCAACAGTTACAGAAGACAAAAACGACTTCGAGAAGAAGCAAGAACAGCAAGGGCAGGTATGTGATGAGGATAGTGGACATCTCCTGACACTGCTGTCCATGAGCCTGCAAGAGATTTACGAACTGGCCTACCGCCTGGGCTATGAAGATGGCTATAACCAGGCGTCCAGTCAGCAGGATCAGTCCGACTCTGAGTCGGCTGGTTAGGACATGGCTGGCAGACCCGTGTTGCTGACAGTCTGCTACTCCTAACCACACAAGGAATCATCATGCCAAGAAAGAAGAAAGAAACTATCAAGCCTCACGTCTTCATAGCCACACCCATGTATGGCGGGATGTGCACAGGCTTCTACACACAGTCCATGCTGCAGGTGCCAACCGTCACCCGCAACGCAGGCATCGACGTGAGCTTCTCTTTCATGTTCAACGAGAGCCTCATCCAGCGAGCCAGGAATGCACTCGTGCACGCCTTTTCAAAGCGTCCTGAGTGCACTCACCTGATGTTCATAGACGCTGACATCAAGTTCAATCCTGCCGACATCGTGTCACTGGTCATGGCAGACAAGGACATCATCTGCGGCATCTATCCCAAGAAGGAAATCAACTGGGGACTGGTGCACGCATCTGCCAACGAGGGTGTGCCTGCCAACGAACTCGCACGCTACACAGGCTCTATGGTGGTAAACCTGCTGGACTATCAGGGCCAGGTGGTGGTGCCTGTGGACAAGCCTCTGCGTGTGATGAACGGTGGCACCGGCTTCATGCTCATCAAACGCGAGGTGTTCGAGAAGCTCAGCAAGAAGGTCAAGACCTACCGCAATGACGTGGGTGACCTGGGAGGCACCGTCAAGCCTCAAGACCTGATCTACGAATTCTTCCCAGTCATGATTGAGAAGGAAAGCAACCGTCTTCTGTCAGAAGACTATGCCTTCTGCAAGATCGCTCGTGACAACAAGATAGATGTCTGGGCTGCACCGTGGGTGCAACTAGGACATTTTGGCAGCTACCTTTTTGAAGGTGGCCTTATTCCCGCACCGTAAGGACGCAACATGAAACTAGACGTAGAACCCAACGAAGCCCAATTCCTGCTGCAAGTATTGGGACAGCTCCCAACCCAGTCAGGAGCCTTCCCTCTGCTGCAGAAGCTCGCAGCACAGGTGCAAGCACAACAAGCTCAGCAGCCTCCTGCCGAGCCTACGGTGCAGTAATCAACGCTTGTGTGACCGAGCGTTGCGAGCAGTCTTCTTGCTGTCGATAAACGCCTGGCGGGTTGGGTAACCTTCCTGACCAGGCCTCTTCGGGGGAAGACCAGCAGCTCTGCGCTTGTTGATGTTGTAGTACAGGCCACGCTTCTCAGGTGGGGTCATCGGCATTTCCATCTCCTCATGCTGGCTTTCGCACGCTCAGAGTTCTTGCTCTTACGTACAACACCAGCCATACGGGCACAAAAGGATTTCTTCCTCGCAGCGTCTTTCTCGGTGCGTGGGTTGGGAGCAGGAGCCTTGAGGTTGCTGCCTGTCTCACGGTTGTACTTGGCTCTGCCCTTGGCTGTCAAGCCTGCACCCTGAGATACCGGCAACTTCTCGCCACGGCCTACGCTTAGGCTTGGATTGTCCTTGCTCATAAGAATGCAGCCTCCGCGACTCTGCGTCTGGTCAGACCCGGCAGTACCCTGCCTGCAGCCTTGTTCCACTTCACACACTCTTCCCGAGCACCAGCCCAGTCCTTGGCGTCTATACGCTTCTTGAAGGTGCTGACACGGTAGTTGCCTAGTCCACAGTTGTACACCCACGATAAGACCGCTGCAAAGCGTCTGTCCGGCTCCTGAGCCAGACCGGGTGACATCTTCAGCACTCCTGCCGAGAAGTGTAGGAGGTGTTCTTCAAGGGCAGTCTGCGCCCTTTCCACCGTCCATACCGTATTCGGGTGTATATCTCTTCCAGTAGACCCCCAACCAATAGTCCAAGGATCAGCACCAGTACCAGGGTCAGGATAGGCAGTGCAATCACCATTTGGCAAACGTCTCGCATATCCCTCGAAAGGTTTGACGAAGACATCTGCACAGAGTCGGATGGCATCTGGGTTCACTTCTGGTATTTCTCTATGCTACGACCCACGAACCAGAAGGTCAGGCACATATTCAGCATGGCAAAGTCATCAGCATCCCACACACGGGTGATGACTTCTGTCCAGTGCCCACCCGTCTGGAAGGCCATGACGATGGCTGCAGCCTTGACAGCTGCGTACATGAAGAACAGCGCCCAGGTAATCCCAGGCCGCACAAGAGCAGAGATGGCAGACACCACCCATCCAGCTTCCTTAGCCGTCTGAGCCTGGTCTTTGAAGGCTTCCTTGATGGTGTCCAACTGCTGGACGGAGAAGTCCACATACTTCTCTTCCATCTTGAACTGGCCGCGCATCTTCTCTAGGTCTGTCTGGAGGGTGAACATGGCCAACTCATGCTTGCGCTCGTTGCCCTTGTCCATGAACTTCAGCACCTCTGGTGCTAGACGGAACAGGCCACCAAAGATGCTGCCGAGCAGCCCACCTCCAAGAATCTCAAACATCACTTGTTCCCCTTGGCGATGCGCTCACGCTCTTCAAGCAGTCGAACCTTTACCTGCAACTCATTGATGTGAGTCATCAGTTGTTCTTTAAGAATCTGCCTGCGCTCGGCGCTGATAGGGCTATCAGTAGGCGTGCCCTCTTTGGTGATGAGGGCAGGCATCTGTCCCTCTATCTTTGTCAGACGCTCAGAGAAGGATGCAACCTGTCCCAGCAGCCAAGCAAGCGCAGCCACCACGATAGGGATGACTGCCTTGAGTACGTCTGACCATGCCATGCTACATACCTATGAGCTTCTTGACGAACATGGCTGCAACACCTGGGCCGAGAAGCACAGCCGCAATAGTGATGTACAGCAGGTATTCGATGCGGCTCATGCGCTTACTGCCATCCTCCAACCTATTCTCAATGCCTTGATAGCGTTGAGCGCAGATTGCCTCATGAACCGATAGTCGAGTTTCCACAGATTCCTCGGCCATGACTCACAAGCCTTCCCCTGGCGTGACATAAACCTCTGGAGTACCAGACTCAGCAATGAATGTCAGAAACACGTTGGCACTTGGCCTGACTTGTGGCCCCGTCACAATCATCACCGTGTCTGGCGGGATTACCAGCGCATACTGTGGAGAGCCATTTGCAGGCAAAGCCACATTGTCTGTGGATGTAGTGGCAATACGAACATACACAGGCTGACCAGCACCGCCAGTAGGCTCATGACTGACAATCATGTACTGGTTGACCGGACTGTCTGAGGCCAGCTGTATCTGCTGAACAGACGTAGTTGCATTGGCCTTGTACGTCTTGCCCATCGGCTGAAAGGCAATGTTGTTAGCCATTTTCAGTACACCTTCTTGCCGCCACCAGACGTGGGCGACTGCTTGCGGTTGAAGTAGTCGTTAGGCTTGCCAGAGAAGTTCCACACGGGCGTGAAACCCTGCGTGCAGCTACCAGGCTTGAAGTCACCAGGTGCATTCATGGGCTTACCACCCATGTAGTTAGTGCTCACACTGCTGACAGTCACCACAGACTTAACCATCGGAATGATTTTCATGGCGAGTCCTTTCCTTAGAGTAAACCAGAAGATACGCGAAAAGCAC